AGTTATGTGGTTTACTGATAGCTTCTGCGGTACTTGTGGTTCTCCTATGACAACCCCAACACCAGTGGACCACCCAGAGTATGTGAAGCCACATTATCCAGAGGAAGAAGACGATGAGTTTAACTGAGAAGTGGCTAGAAGTATTTAATGATGAAGTAAAATCCATAGAGGAACAATCAGGTATTCCATCGACGGAGTGGAAGACGGCTGGTCGCAAGACCACTGCTCGACCAGATGGAGAAGACTTATCGTTCTGGCAAAGCGATGGGCTCAAGCAGGTTGAGGCGTACCAGAAATGGTACGAGCAGTCTGGTTGGAAAATTGCCACAATGCCTGACGGTCGTCCTGGAATCGAGTGGTCAGCAGATGTACATTTCGGAGGTACACCTGTTCGATTTATTGTAGATGCCATCTATCAAGTAGGGGAAGACTTGGTAATCGTGGACTACAAGACTGGTTCCAGGACACCGTTCGGTGTAATTCAGAATGGCTTATATGCCAGTGGTATCGAAAAGATTTTTGGAGTACGTCCTAAGTGGGGCGCATTCTTTATGACTCGCAAAGGCGAGCTTGATGATTTAGTTGACCTATCTCATCTCAGCATAGAATATTATGAACACGCATTTTCATCTATGAATCATGGTGTACTCAACGGTTGGTTCCCAACATTTGTTGGAGAGAACTGTAAGATGTGTAGCTACATGGACAAGTGTCCAGCATGGGGCTCAAAAGATTTCCCATTACAAATACCAACAACAGGGAAAGAAAAGGAGAGAAAGTAGATGACTGAATCTATGTTCTCGTATACAGGTAAGTTGAATTCAACTGACCTATTCACCGTCCGAGGTAATAGTGTTAGTGAATTTAGAGCTAACCTCAACGCAGCAGTCGAAGCAATCGCTGAGGCTGTGCAACTACAAGCATCACTCGCTGGTCGAGTTGCTGCACCTGCAGGAAATGCATACACACCTAACGCTGAGCAAGCAATCCAGATGTTGCAGGATGCGGGTCTTAACCCACAACCTGTAGTTGCTGGCACAACCCCACAATCAATTGAGGTTGTCAAAGATAAGTACGGTAACGAATGGACATATGGACATCCAGATGCACCAGACCTACCAGACGGACGTGGCAAGTACGCCAAGAAGAAGGGCGTATCAAAAGCAGGCAAGGCTTATGTTGGTTGGTTTGACCCAGCCAAGGGACCGAAGCCGTTCAAGCCTGGTGTTACTGAAGCCGAAACTATTTGGGCTAAGTAATCATGCGTAGCCTATTGCAAGTAGTGGGTGTTGAATCACCAGCTGGTATTCAGTTACCAGAAATCCTACCTCAACTCACAGCCAGTCAAGTTACCTTTCGTCAAGCGCAATTGCATTTGATTGCAGGTCAACCAGGCGGAGGTAAGACACTACTTGCATTATGGTACGCGATTACATCTAAGGTTCCATCGCTCTACATATCAGCAGACTCTGACTCCAGAACAATTGCAACTCGTGCAGGTGCAATCATTATGGATAAGGAAGTTGCTAACGTAGAGAAGTTGATGGATACAGATGCGAGTGTTCTCCTTGAGGATGCTCTTGCTGACGGCGCGAGCCATGTGCGATTCGCCTTCGACCCAGCACCTTCTCTTCAAGATATTGAAGAGGAGATAGAAGCGTGGATTGAATTGCATGGCTCCGCCCCAGCAGCAGTATATGTAGATAACTTAATGAACGTCGCTGCAGCTAGCGACAATGAGTGGACTGCATTGCGTGATGCAATGTCAGCGTTCCACTATATGGCACGTGAGTATGAGTCAGCATTTATTGTGCTACACCATGTATCCGAGAATGAGAGAATGTCTAAGCCAAACTATCCAGCACCACGCAAAGCGTTGATGGGTAAGGTTGCTGCTCTACCTGAATTGGTATTGAGCGTAGCGTTAGACAGTGGGGCAAACGCTTATCGCGTTGCTGTTGTAAAGAATCGTCATGGCAAGGCTGACCCAAATGCAGAGGAGTATGTAACACTGGCAGCAGAGGCTAGTAAGATGGCTCTCTATAATTCCTCAGCGGAACTGTTCCGTCAAAGGACATTAAGTCAGTGGCAGTAGGCAACTCAAGCTTTGATTTAGATTTCAGTTACGGTCAAGCAGGCGAGAACTTAGTAGAAGAACTGCTGACTCAAGGTAAAACAATAGAAGTTAAACGTGACCGTAAGTGGCACTCCACTGGTAACGTGTATGTAGAAGTTGAATGCTGGTACATGCGTACCGAATCATGGGAACCATCAGGTGTGATGGTTACCAAAGCAGAATACTGGGCATTCGTATTAGAAAAGGGTGTGCTTATGATTCCAACAGACCACGTGTTATACGCAATCAAAAACTTTGGTCGAGAGATTACTTGCGAGATTCCACCGAACAGAAGCAAGGGCTACCTGATTACTGTAGATGATTTACTTACAGCAATGAGGGACTTGAAGGATGGCTAAACCACACAGAATTATATGGGGCATGTGGGTTAAATGGCAGGTGCTTGATTATATTGGTGTAAAGAAATCTAAAAGATTTAAGCATCTAATAATTACCGACGAATCGTCTTTACAATATTGGGAAAAGATATATAGGATTAAGCAACAACTGTAAAGGAGTCGGGATGAATATGCCAGACCTAACACAAGGTCAATGTAGGGAAGTTGGTAGCGATTTTTTTTACCCAGATTCTGAAAACGAAGGTGATACATCAATGTATTCCTTCGGCAAAAAGATATGTGCTGGTTGTCAAGTAAAGCAGCAGTGTCTTGATTGGGCAGTTAAACATGAAGGATATGGTTTATGGGGTGGAATGACACCACGTGAGCGAATGGCTATCCGTCGCAAGTTAAATATAAAACTAGAATCAATCATCCCAGGAGAATACACATGACAACACCAGCTAAAAGAAAAGGTTCACAGTACGAGCGCGACGTAGTTAAGTGGTTACGTTCAATGGGATACCCATGTGCTGAACGTGCATATGGTGCTGGTCGTCACGACGATGTCGGTGACATCGACGGTATCAATGGTGTAGTGATAGAATGTAAGAATGAGAAATCATTTAGGATTCCCCAGTACCTTCGGGAACTGGAGGATGAGATGACACATGCGGATGCTGAAACAGGTGTTGTCTTAATTAAGAAGCGTGGCACTTCTAATATCTCAGAGTCGTATGCAGTAATGCCTGCGGAACTCTGGGTCAATCTGCTAAAACAGGCAGGTTACAATGGACATCAGTGAGCAAGTGACAGTTACTCACAAAATGAAAAGAGGTAACTATGCGGTTAATGTTAACGATGAGCTTGGCGATGGGAATCGTGCTGGCATCACCAGCCGAAGCCAAATCACCATTACTTACAAAAGAAGTTTACATGTCCAAGATGGACAAGGAAACCAAAGTGGAGTATGCGATAGCTCAGTTCGTAACCGACAGGAAGGAACGACTATGTGCCAAGCGCATAGCCTACAAGGAGAGCCGATACAACGAGGACTCACTCAACAAAAAGAGTGGAGCTCGTGGAACTTGGCAACTCCTATGGGGCAAGCCAGGTTGGTCGTTACTAAAACAAACACAGGAGGCACACGACTACGTGCTTCACAGGTACGATACTTGGTGCGAAGCGTACAGGTTCCATCAGGAAAGGAATTGGTATTAGAAAATGAATCAGTCTGAGTTCCTTGAAGCAGTCTTTAATCATTACGGATTGACCTTGCCACTCGGCGGGGAGAAATCAATCTTGTGTCCTGTACATGATGACTCTCGTAAGTCTGCTTCGGTTAATTCAGACAAGGGTGTCTGGGTATGTTATGCATGTAACGCAAGTGGTTCTGGTATACAGATAATCATGAGTCGTGAAAAGCTAACATACCCAGAGGCTCGTTCATGGGCAGAGAAGAACATTGGCAAGGAGTCCAAGCAATCTGCACCATCACGTGGACGTAAGAAGTCAAGCGGACGTTGGACTCCACCTAGATTGAGAGTTGGCTGATGACAACAATCGTTGGTATTCAAAGCGACAACGGCTGCATGCTAGTGGCTGACTCACGTACTACCGCAGGGAATAGACCGTACTCACATCCAACGGTTACTAAGATTAACAAGCGTGGCAAGTGGTTAGTCGCTGGCGCTGGTGATGTGCAGCCATGTGATGTGGTTCAACATATATGGAAACCACCAGCCATTCCAGCTAATACTAAAGATGAATATCATTTTATGATTACGACTGTGGCTCCAAGCATTAGAGAATGCATCAAGGAATCTGGCTACGTGCCAGACAAAGATGATGCAGATGCTGGGTTTGAATTACTACTTGCAATCAACGGAACCATCTACCAAGTAGATGATTCTTACTCTGTATACCTGCGAGACGATGGGCTGTATGGCATAGGGTCTGGTTCATCTTGGGCATTGGGCGCACTGGCAGTAGGTGCAACATGGAAGCAGGCTATGCAGACCGCAGCAAAGAACGATGTGTATACTGCTCCCCCATTCATAGTGCATAGGCAGGAAAAGAAATGAGAACAAACCCCAAGCTCATTGAACTTTGGACACGAGCAGCAAAGACTTATCACGAATCATTGGCTGGCTCACCAGCCGAGGCATACCTTGAGAAGCGTGGCATATTGGATGGCGCTGAAAGATTCCAACTTGGTTACGTAAAGGAACCAGTGGCAGGTCATGAAGACAGACTCAAGCACCACCTATCCATCCCCTATATAACAGAGGCTGGTGTAGTTGGGTTTAAGTTTCGTCGCATTGATGATGGTGACCCCAAGTACATGATACCTACAGGACAGAAGCACCATCTGTATAACGTAGGTTCGATACTACATGCAGTAAGGGAGGTGTTAATAGTTGAAGGAGAAATTGATGCGATATCTGCAACCCTTGCTGGTCATCCTGCTGTCGCTGTTGCTGGCGTTAACGCTTGGAAGCCTTATTTCTCACGTTGTTTCGATGGTATAGGTAGAGTAATCATTGCTACTGATAATGATGTTAAAGAAGATGGGTCTAACCCAGGGCAGGACTTAGCCCGACGATTGCAAGATGCAATCCCTCAAGCAATCCGCGTGTCGCTACCGCCTGATAGCGACATCAATAGTATAATTGTGCGCCAAGGAGCTCAAGCTTTAACAGATTTGATTAAAGCATTAGACGATTAGAAGGGGCTACCTTGGCGGAAGACACAACCATCCTTGAATTTGAAGAGGATGCTCAGAAAATATATGACGAGTTGCTTGCTATCTTAGTTAAGAAGCAACTTGATTATGGTCCATTCAACATCTGGCATGCGCCAGGTGGCGCAACCAATGGGCTGATGGTTCGTATGTCAGACAAGCTAGAACGTTTGAAGAATCTGATATACAAGAATAGAGAGCCGAACAATGAATCTCTTGAAGATTCATTCGTTGACATGGCTAACTATGCAATCATCGCTTTAATGGTACAGCGTGGGGTGTGGGCTAAGTATGCCGAGAAACAGAAATAAAACTTACGAAGAGCAGCGCATCTCTCGCATACGGTCTTACGGTATTAGTGTCGAAGAGTACGACCGCATGTTCGCAGAACAGAATGGTGGTTGTTACATTTGTGGGGAAGCTCCCACCACGAGAGCGCTCGACATTGACCATTGTCATACGTCTGGCAAGGTACGAGGACTTCTTTGCAGTAACCATAATCGCGCCCTTGGTTTATTAGGTGATGACCCTGACCTGCTGCTTAAGTCTATTGAATACTTGGTGAAGAGCCATGGCTGAGCTAACACGTGACCATGAGATATGGACACAGGTGGATGATATAACTTCTATCATTGCCTACAACTTATCCAAGAAATACCATCGGTTTGCTGAACGTGATGATATCAAGCAGGCAATGAATGAGTATGCATGGAAGCGCAAAGATAAAGTCAGTGAGTATCTCATGCGTGAAGATGATATCGAACGGAAGATGGGATACAAAGCTTTCACTACCTTCATGCGTAGGGCAGGC